AGCATCTCTGCCGTGTACTGTGCGACAGCGGAAGCGTTCCCCTTGATGGTTTCAATGTCGATATTGCCGGACAATACCGCCATGTCGGAGGCTATCTTAGCAAGTGAAGCCTTGTCCTGTTGTGCCGCCTGACCCTTCTGGGTCGTGTAGGCGGCGTTGACCTGCCCCATAACTGAGTCAAGGACGGTCGAGAAGAACATGCCGCGCTGGTTCATTTCTTCTGTCGTTTGCTGTCGGGAAGCAACAACGGCGCTGTCAAGCGTATCGATGACCTTTGCATAATCTGCGGCGTCCTGCGCATTCAGGGCAACCCGACTAGACTCCACGTTTGCCTTGGCAATAGTAGAAATCTGTGTAAGGGAAGCGATAGAGTCCTGCATCTGTTTATCCGCTATGGGTTGCAGCGTGGCCCAGATTCCCCCGCTATTGATAATGGAGTTGGCTTGAGCCGCCTGTGCGTCAAGAGCGGTGTTGGCGGCGTTTGTCGCGCTTTGCTGATATTGGGCAAAGGTTGAATTAACTGGTGTCGTAGCGGCGGGCGTAGTTGTCCCGCCTGTGCCAAAGATTCCCGCAAGCATGGCCTTGTCGTACGCCCCGCCACTTCCAGGTAAATCAACGGCGGGCGCGGGCGTTGTAACTCCCGCCTTTTGAGCGGCGGTTGTTTGCTGGTTGACGATTGTTTGCTGGGCCGCCGTTGGGTTGACGATTGGGGTGTTTGTGGGTTTAGGGGCAACCGTACCCGCCGGAGCGGGAACCTTCGCTGCGTTAGCCGCAGCGAGCGTCTGGGCCAATAATTCTTTTGGTGTCAGGATTTTATATGGCATTAGTTTCCTCCCCACAAAGCCACAAATTTGCTGGGCTTCATAGAACGTTCTTTTTCCCACGCCAAACGTATCCTCACGAACTCCCCCATCCTGCGGTCGAACTGCGGAAAGTTGTCATCCTTCAACACGGCCTGCGCCGTGGCATAGGCGACCACTCCCGCGCAATAGGATTCGGGGAGTTCCATCGCGTCGGTCGGAGCGACAAGCGGGGTCGGGAAGCGGTACATAAAGACTTCCAGCAACCCACTCAGTTTTTCAGTGAATACCATGTAGTCGTCGCGGATTTCTTTCAACCTCTTGGTTTCCTGCAAGTTTTCCCTGTCTGGAAGGGTTTGTTCTACCCACGCGCCGGAAGTGTAGGTATAATACCGCATCGTCGTTGAATCAATATATTGGTCGCCCTCTGTGGGCGTGGCGGGGGCTGTCGCCACGAAGGTAAATACCCCCTCAATCGGATAGAAGTAAACACTCTCTACAAACTTGGCAAGGGCGGGAAGGCCGCAGCGAAGGTCGGCGTCCAAAACGAGGCGTTGTACGTCCTCAATGCCCTTGCTTTCGCACATGGCATGAAGCCCCTCGTTGATGTACTGTTCCAATTCTACGTCAGTCCAGTATCCGGCTACCGGCTCAGCGATGGTCGAGCGGACTTGAGTAAGTGCATCGAGTTGGGTCATGGGTTATCCCCACGCTTCCCATCGATAAGTAGCGGCATTAACATTACAGGAGGCATTATCAGTTCCAGAGTTAGCGGTGACAAATCCGGTGGCCGAGAGAGCAAGGCCAGCAGAGGCAGCAGAAAGATAAACCATCGTCGGCTGTATCTCACCCGCATAAGTGGCATCTATTCGACATGTGAACTGGCTACCGGACATTGACCACACAAACACAAGTTTTGGCTGGAATCCAGCGGTAATCGCCCTATTGGCTGCGCCATTCCCCGTATAGGAACCGCAGTTAAATTGGGCCGCGCCAAGTGTCGTCAACATGGCCCCCACCGTTATATCGTCCAATACGGCCGCCGCCGCCGCCGTGATTGTGGGATGCAGGGTTGCCGTGTCTCCAACACCGGCAATGATGTCGTCGAAGTTTTTGTTGACCTGTGTACCGTCAGCGGGAGTTCCGTTCGCAAAAGTGTACGTCTTCGCTATGTTAGCCATTAGTCCTCCTCATACGCCATGCTTGGATTTGTAGCGGTATACCAGCGCGTACCCCAACAGTGCGCCGTCTCCGGTTCCGGTGAACAGAAAACTAATCGTCCTCGCAAGCGGAAGGGAAATAAATCTCTTATAGACCGCCATCCCCCCATTTGCGAGCGACCAGTGGCCGTGGCCGGTAGTCGCTTCTGCGCCCCACAACATCGTTCCCCACAAGTCTCCGCTCGTAACCCCCACAATGGCGGGGTTAATGGTCATGTTGCCTCCACGGTCGGCAGAATAGGAGGCATGCATTACGTCGCTTGTGTTTCTGGCATAGACAAACAGGGAGGTATACCGCTTCGGTGTCGTCGTAATCCCCTGATTGAGCGTCGGGGTTTGGAGATACCAAGGGCGATAGCCCGCGGCGGTCACGTTGGGAACATCTGGTTCCAAAATGTAACCGGTTGAGGTTCCAATATACAAGTGGTCGAAGGCGTAGACGATATTCTGTACGCCCACGTCCGTCGCCCCGTAGAGTCCGCCAAGTTTATATTTCTCCCAACTTCCCGTAGCCGCATTAAGGGCAACGAGGGTTCCGCCGGTACAAAACCAAATCCTGCCGTCGAAATTGGCGATTGAAACAACCCCGCTTATCAGGTTAATCAGGGGCTTGACCGCCTCTGAAATCTTCTTGGGGGTATCATATTCGGTTTTTAGCGCACTCAGGACAAAGAACCCGCCACCCGAAACGTAGAACACGCCCCCCGCCGTGATGACTGCCCCATCTTTAGGGGTATCCGCGCCATTGTAGGAGTTAAAGGAGGTGAAGGTGGTTTCCGAGTAGCCAGAGAACTTGAAGACGGCGCTCGCCGTGAACATCAGAAGGGTTTCCTGTGCGGGAAGTAGGCCGGTACAGAGAGAGTTTTCCGGCGTCTTGAGAACTATCATGCTGAGGGTAGACCAGCCGTTATCATAGTGAGAGGCGTCTGTGTCGTGGAGGACTTCGGCAAGGTTGATGTTGCTCCATATCACGGCTGACTTTAACGCCCCGCCCGCAACTGAGGCTGTCTCCGTTCCGTTCGAGGTCGCCGTTGTTGACATTCCATAAAAAGCGGTGAGGCAACCAACCCATAAGCGGTTCTTCCAGAGGGTGATATGCTTTCCTTTTGGCCCGTTCCACAGCGCGGCCAGTGTGGTTCCGTCATAGCCCATACACTGTGTATCTTCCTGTGCGATGAAGAGGTTGTTGTTCATTCCAGCGGCATAACTGGCCTTTTTGGTGGAACCAAAGGCGGCCACGTCATCTGGACTTGTTCCCTTGCGGATTTCTACCCACGCGAGGGGAGTTCCCGCCCTCTTATACAGCTTCGCCCCATACTGTGCCAGAAGAGTCGTCGTTCCATCGTCTTTCTGCCAGACAAACATGGAGGTAAGGGCCGTCTCGCCCGCAGGGGGTGCAATGGTGGTGGGGTTCGGGATGGCAGCGACCATGCCCTCCTGCGAAATCTTAAGGTTTTCCATGTCGGGGACATACCCCTCGGGGATAAGTTCATCGGAAATGCCCGCGAAGATACCTTTGAACCCAAGGTGATCCTCCTGATAGGCGTTTGTCTGAGCCAGTACCTCTACATTTGACGGCAGTTTCCGTGTAGCCATTGCCCCCCCCTCGCACTACTCCTTAGACAACTGGCGTTTCTTGTGGAATGGGCTGGTCGGGGATAGTGGGCACTGGAGGAACGTCAGGCGTCTTTCCACCAAGTGCTTCCCAACTTGTACCAGAGGCCAGCTTCATGTCTGCTACGGCCTGCTCGATAAGATCGTGCAATGCTTCGGGCGGGAGGTGAAGTTCATCGGTCAATCGTTGAAGGGCAATCTGATATTTGGCGGAGTTTTCCAGCATATTGAACGTTTGCTGAACTACCTCGACAATCTTGAGGGCAACCGCTTCGTTCTTATCAACGACCGCTTTTGCCTTCGTCAACTGTGCAGTGAACGCATCAAAGACCGCTTTGACGATGACCGGCACAAGAGCGGTAATCAGGGTAGCAATAAGCGCCACAAGTGCTGTCGTAATGGGTTCCCAGTTCATGTGTACCTCCTATTTACCTAAAGCCGTGAGCAGTCTAAAAATTGTCCATTCCATTGCGCCCCACGAGATGACGCCATTGGCATCATGCCCTGGGTCAATGATTTTAAGGTCGATCAACTTCTGTTCCGCAGCGCTGATAGGCTTTGGCGCGGGCGTTACAACGGGCGTTGGTATAGCCACTGGGGCCTCCTTAGTTATCTTGCCTTGCTTTCCATAGTTCATCGACCACCCCCGATAGGGATAGGCTCCATTGCGGGTGTATGTGCTTACGCTTTGAAACCCTATGGCATTACCTAATGATTCACTGATGAACGCGGACGCCATGAACACGTCAGTTCCCCCGCCCTTCGTGTCGAGTCCAACATGGCCATCTGAACCCGCCGTCCAGTAGTGAAAGGCACCAATCGGGGCTTTCGTCGCATCGGGATTCAGTGTTCCTGCCAAGTCACCGGCAATCTTTGCCGTAGCAGGAAATGGGAATGATGGAACTTTCCCGTAGGCAATCAACATACGAACCATGAGCGCAGCGCACCACAGGTGCCACGTTCCCCCGTCTTTTGTTGGGTGCAACTTCGCAAAGGTTCTTGCCTTCTGGTCTAAGTTCAATTCATCGCCTCCTTCCATTCCAAGATACAGGTCAAAATAGTCAGGTATTGATTCCAGCAGCCCCGCGAAGCTCATGGTGGTGGAGTTGCCGAACGAAACTACCCCACTTGGATCTACGTGGAGCGTGTGGGCCGCGATATACCCGCTCGCATCAACGTTCCCATAGAAGTAGATGGTGTCCGTGTTGTACATTGCGTTTGTCTTTCCAACGGTCGGGTCGTAGATAAATCCGTCCTGTGGTTCGACCAGTCGCCAGTTCTCAATGTTCTTCCAGTCCCCGCCGAGGAAACAGACATTGTAGGCGTGTGAGATACCGCCACCTGCATTGCCTGATGCTGATAGAATGACGCCATAACCGAGAGCCTTGTATGCAGCCAACGCAAGGTCTGTCGAGTATTGGTGGCACTCGTAGAACCCCTTGGTAGCAGAATACGGATAGCGTGTTCCATGCAGCCACCCATAGGTCATCTTCGTTCCCACGAACTTCTTGATGGTAGCAGGAACAACCGCTCGTATCTGTGCTGTCCATC